ACTTTTTATTTATGTGTTTATTTGAATAAAAGTTTTCTTTTTTGTATTTATTTTAGTTTTTTTTTTATACATGATTCATTTAAAATAAAAATAAAAATTTATTTATTTATAATTTATTTTTTATAAATTTTATTTAATTACTTTTCTAATTTAAATATTTATCTATTATTATTTAATATATATTGTTGAATTAAAAATTATAATAATAAAAATATAATAAATAATATATAAAAATAATAATTTTTATTTAAGATCTGGATGGAAAGGAGTTTGGGCAAATAATATTGATAGTCACTATTCTTATCAAATAGATCCTGGTTATGGTGGCGGAACTAGCATTAGTCAACCAGAAATCAATTTAACTGACGCTGGAAACACTTACGTAGGAACGCAAATGACTATTTTTGGTGGAATAAATCATATGGATTTAAATAATGAATTAATAGTTTATAATTCTAATGGAACACGTTCTATTGGAGTTTTAAATCAGGCAATTATTCAAGTTGGTGGTATTCCAACATATTCTGCGCCATATGTCTTTACTACTATACCGCCAGGAGAAAGTAAAAAATTTAAAGCAAAGTATATTGGCTATTCCAATGGTACAGACTTTTTTGAATGGTCGATTATTGCTCCAGATTCGGTTAATGAATATCGCCATCATTCTCATACAATTAAAAATATTATTGGAGTTGAACAACTTTTAAATCCTATAGGCGCAAAAAGTTTCGGGCCACTAGTATTAAATAGATTTAGAGATGCATATTTTTCAGATTCAAATTATCAACCAGGAGTAGAATTCGCTCCTTTAAATGTTTCTCCAGAATTTTTAGCTAGCTATCATGGTTTTTATCCTTTAAATCCTGCAGGAAATACTGCAGAAGGAAGATATCCAGACGGCATAAGAATTTTTAATCCTTTTCAGTCTTTCGGTACTGGAGAATATTATATTAGCGCATATGTTTTAGCTGATAATTTATTAAATGACGGCTTACATTGTCTTGTCAGACAAGTAAAACCAGATCTATTTAATCCTGGATCATTTATTGAAACCACTGTTAGTGGTCTACAAGATTTTGGAGGGGTGGGTAATTTTCCTGGGGCCACAGCAAGAGTCTATACCGATACTTCTTTTGTTCAACAAGTAGAAAATCAATATATTGGATATAAATTTTATTTTGCTGCTTATAACCCTGGCCCAGGAGGGTCTAATATTGGAAGAATCCGAGACACAATATTAACATTTAATAGAGCTTCTGGATTTGCTTTAGTATAATAAATATATGAATGAAATAGATATTATAAATTTAATAACATCAGATTTTAGAATAGGAGGAGAACTTCCTCCTAATATTGAAAAAACAAAATTTATTATTAATTTTAAATATAAAACTTGCAGGAAATACACAGAACAAGAAATCATTGGGCCTAGAGAAAAAATCTACGAATTCGCTCGATCAAATTGTTCAATGTCTCTAATTTTAACAGAAGAGTTTTGAAAACTGTTATATTCTTTATCACCGGTGGTATAGGTAAAAATATAGCAGCAACAGCAGTATTAAAAGCTATTAAAAAAAAATATAGTGATAGAAAAATAATAGTTTTTTGTACATATCCAGATATATTTAAAAACAACCCTCTGGTTCATATCGTTCAAGGCCCGAACCAGATCCTTTCACCAAATAATATTTATTATAATTTTATTAAAGATAATGATGTTATATATCTTGCAGAAGATGTTTATTCTAGTCATCAATTTTTAATACAAGACAAGCATTGGATTCATGCGTGGTGTGAATGTTTAGGTCTAGAATACAATCAAGAGATGCCTGAGATATATTTTAGCGAAGAAGAAACAAAAAACATTTTAAATCACAAAAAAGAGAGACCAATTTTAGTTTTACAAACAAAAGCTACAAATTCAAAGGATTATAACTGGACAACTGATATACCGCATGAAATTATTCAAGATGTAATTAATGATTTTTCGCCAAAATATGATATTTATCATATTCATAATAAAGCTCAAAAAGGTTTTTTAAATAGTTCATCCGTGACGACTAATAATCTGCGTGAAATATTATTTTTAATAAAAATTTCTGATAAAAGATTAGGGGTTAATTCTTTTATGCAACACGCAGCAGCAGCTTTAAATTTATCTTCTTTAATATATTGGGTTTTTACTCCTTGCAAAAAATATGGATATAATATTCATCATAATATTGAGCCAAAAGATTATGATTTTGAATATTATAAAAACTTTGAATTTTTTCGTGGGCATGTAGGTTATCCAGATATTTCTAACTGTAAATTAAATCTAGATGATTTGTTCGTAAAAGAAAAAATAATCAATAATTTAAGCTAAAATAAGCTAAACAAGTGTAAATATAACAAATATGCCAAATGTTAATGTCTTAAGTGGAGATTATTTAGTTAGTGGTTCTTATTTTGAAGTACTTGGTACTGGAGTTATACCTAATTTAGTTACCTCAAGCTCTTTAGCTTTACCAAATAGTTTATCATATGCGCCAATTAACGCTATTGCGTTAACGGCAGGCACAACTGAAACTTTTGCTCAACCTTATGATTCCCAGGAAAGATTAGTATATACTTTCCCAGGTACCGCTCCTCAAACTGCTCAACTCGCAAGAGGATGGTATGGTCTTTTTAATCCTTGGTCTCAAAGTGAGTGGGATAGTAACCCAGCAGATATACTTTGGAATGATGAGGGCTGGGAAAATATAGAAACCGCAGCCCTAAGAAATTATAGCGAGTGGACAAATATAGTAAATTTTTCTCTTCCAGAGGAAGAGGTATTAAATAGAATACTTAACACAACATGGGTTTTAAAAGTTGTATCTGCGGATAAATATTTTAAAGTAAAATTCAATAGCTGGGATCAAGGAGCGCCAAATTATTACTATGGCCCTAACCCTCAATGGGGAGCAGATTTTACGCCGTTATCATTTGCATATACAAATACTGGATTAGCAATAAATTTAAGTTTTAGCCCAAGCGATCTACAAAAACATTTACAAACACAGTATTGGACTTTATTTACAGGAAGTAATTCAAACGGTCCATTTACTAGATTTATTGGGAATAACTCAGAACAATATCTATCAACAGGTATTATAATCTCTAGCGGAACATGGCTCCCAAATAAAATTCCTGGCACAAACTTTTTTGCTAAAGCATTAATTAAGCCTTTGGATGTAGAGAGAAGACTTAATTTTATAGTTGATAGTGGATCATTTGCTTTAAATCCAAAACAAAATATTGGAATTGGGGTTTTCTCAAACAATGCCAAAGAAAAACTACATGTTGAAGGTGGACTTTTTGTTAAAGGCAATTTAACAGTTGGTGGCGGGGCTACTCTATCTAATGTATCTCTTGGATTTGAGAATCAGACTGGGTCAAGAGCTAGTGAATATTCGTCTATTCTTGGTGGAAGATCTGGAGTAGTAGATTCAGCTTTTTCAGTTTTAAATGGAGGATTTAGAAATCAACTTTATGGCATATGGAATGTTATTGGTGGCGGAGGAAAAAATTTAGCTTCTGGGTTTGATCTAATTATAAGTAATGGCGTAGGTAACATTAATTTTGGAAGCGGAAATGCCATGCTTGGCGCAAAAGCGTCTTCTATTGGCATAGGTTATCCTACAGGTAGTCTACTCGCTCAAAATCGTCAAATTAGTGGTGGGTTAATATGGGAAAACTATCTCTCTAGAAATGCCTATAACACTATAGCCGGAGGCCTTAATTCAACTATTTACAAAGGTATAGGCAATTTTACTGCGGGAGCATTTAGAGGTTATACTGATGGATATTTTAATAATAATGTAAATGGTTTAGATAATAGAATTTATAGCACCTCTTCCTATAACAATTCTATTGTAGGTGGCTATGGTAATATTATATCCAAGACAGATCTTACTTGGTGGGTAAATGGCCAACCTCTTTCTGATCCAGTAGAAATTGCTAGTATGGCTGAGCCTTGGCAGATGTTAGACCTTCAAGGCGGTCTTACCTCAGAGCCATTCACCCCAAGAGATGTATTAAATAGGTTAAATGGAGGAAATAATTACCAGCCACGATTTACAGCTGGAAATACTATATTAAACGGAGTTTTAAATAAAGTAACTAATTCTAGATTTAATCTTATAGCTTATGGAGGCATGAATCAAATAGCTTATTGCGAAAATGGTGATATAGCCGGTAATATGAATCGTGTTTATGGAGAATCCTGGGACGATTATGGCCGTAGGAATTGGTATCGAGAAGGAGATGCTAATTCTAAAGATATCTTTATAAGAGGCCACAAAAACATGGTCGGAATAGATGTTTATGCTTATAACAGATTACCAAAAATTAACCCTCCTGGAGGTGGTTTAAGTCAGTACGGGGCAAGCGGAGTTGTAATTTTTGGCAATGAGGTTAGTACTACAAACAATGCCGTAGCAGTATTTTCTGATTCAAGAAACCCTTTCCGTACAATGAAAGGGAACACATTCCACGTAGGGCATTTAAATGGTATATCTATGGGAGGGTTAGGAGTTCAACTTAATAATGATGCATGTTTCGCAAATGATTTAATTTATTGGATGAGCGGACATGCAGGCACGGGAGCTTTCATTAACTCTTATTTTGGTGGCGAGTATTCTCCCTCTCAGACTGCGCCTGATAGTAACGGTAATTGGACAACAGCACAAGCAATAAAGAATATAGAAACCGGAAGTCAACTTACTCCTGGTACTAGAAGATCTTATTCTGATAGATTACAAAAAATTATGCCTTACCTTACTTCGTCTTCATTAAAAAGGCCCAATTATGATGAGAGCCCTTACGCAGAAGGAACTTATCCTAAGTATTATCCAGAGAATCATAATGAATATTATGATTTATCCGGAAATCTTATTCAAGAATTTAGATGGGATTTGACAAGAGGCCTTGGAGTTAATATAGGAACTCTTAATTCCTTATTTCCTGCGATTATAACTGCTGCATGGCCATTAGCAAGTGGTCTCGGTTCTTCTAACTTTGGTGACCCATTAATAGATACATATCAACAAGGCGGTATCCCAATTCTAACAGGGGTTGCTACAATTACCCCCACGAATAGTATAGCTATTGGTCATAGAAATGAATCTTTATATAGTGACATTATTGTTGGATATCAAAATTCTCGTTTGTATCAGAAAGTAACAAGATATACTCATAATCAATATTATGGAGATTTCTCAAAACTGCCATGGGCTAAAAAACATACTTATTCTAGAGAATATACTCCTGCCCCAAGCGATGGGTATACTACTATTATTGGTGGTAATAATAGCATCTCTGGCGCAAGCACAAATGTTATCGGATACGGAAATAATATTACATTCTCTAAAGGACTTACAAATTTAATGGGAATGAATAACGAAATTTATCCTTCGGATTATTACTATCCCTGGTATCAAAATATTGTAGATCCACAGGGTTATATTAGACCAGTAATTGGCGGATGGAATTATAATGGATGGGCTGTTTTCCATGAGGCTGCACTTGGAAATTCAAATATTATTGGCAATAGCAATGGTTTTAGAACTCGTAAAGGAGAAACGCATACGATTAATGTTCTTGGAAATAATAATCTAGGAGATGATGTAACAAGAATTACAATTGTAGGTACAAGCAATTACGTTACAGGCCTTGGCACAAAAGTTATTGGTAGTAGAAATATTGTTATGTCGAGAGAGTCTCATGTTTTAGGAGATGAAAATTATATTCAAGATGGACTTAAATCTATAGTCTTAGGAAACGAAAACGTTATCACAAATGTTCTTTTAAATCAAGTAGACATCTATAACGAAAACGCACCAGTGGGATCACAATTTACAAGTTATAATACAACAAATACAGTCCCAGGGCTCCCATTTAATTATAATGTAACCACTCCGAATGATATGGTAGTCATTGGAAAGTCAAACACCACATCAGAACTACAAAGAACAAGCATTTTAGGATCACATAATTTAATAGAGGGCGGAAAACTTGATCTAAACGGAGAAGGCGAAAGCTCTCAAGTGATAGGTCATAATAATTATTCTGATGCAAAATGGTATATACAAGATTATTCTATTTTAGGTAATTTTAATACTTGGGATGGAAAAACCACTAATCTTATTGGATCTTATAATTTCCTTCCTGCCTCAATTGATACGAGTATTTTGGGCAATAATAATTATCAAAAGAGTGGCTTAAGAAATAGTATCATTATTGGAAATGATCATTATGTTGAAGCTTCAGATGGCGCAGCGGTAGGTACAAATGTTTACGAATATAATCCTGGTCAAATTTCATTTAGTCCTATGAATCATTTAAAATATTCAAATACAATCGGGGCAGGACAACATAACGCTTCTAACTATGATCTTTATGGTTCTGCTAGAGGTGGCGCAGCACAAAAAACAATTTTAACTTGGCATGGAATTGTTACCGGATCAGCAACTCAAGAGATATATCTAGATGAAAGATCTTACAGTCCAAATATATCTAGCGTAGAATTAGCGATGTCTAGAGCTAAAATACCAAATAATAGAATGTGGAATGGTAAACTTTATATATCTATTGCAAATCGTGGATTATCATATGTTAGAAATATTACTAGAGGTTTCTACATGGTTAATCAGGGTGGGGTGATTAATACTTCTTCATTGGCTACGTATGGTACTGTCGAAGATCAGGTTACTGTAGGAAGCTCTCATGGAGTACATAGCTCTGTCGCATCATTTAGCGCTGTTGGAGACAGGTTAGTTCTTAATACTGTCGGTATAGCTGGGCAGAAATTAGTTTATCATGTTGTAGCGGAGTTTTTAGATACATATGTGCCAACAACCTCTGAAGACATATTTGGCTATAGACTAGCAGCCGACGGAGTTACAAGACTACCAGTATTAACATAATGATAAATACTGTCGCATCCGTTGCTCAAGAAATTTATGAAGAGCTAGGAGAACAATCGGACACTAGCATTGCTGCAATTGCAGCGTGGATTAGAAGGAATATAGGTGGACTTTCTAATATGTTAGATAAAGAGTATGAGATTAAAGATGGAACTTATGAAATAAGTCCTAATTTAACTGATATAGAAAAATATATTTTTAAAAAAATGTATTCTATATATTATTTTGATTTGAAGATTAAAAGCACGGCGAGCTTGACTTCTACAGACTATGTATCAGTTAAAGATGATTTTGGAAGTATTCAAAAAATTAATAGTAATGAAGTTTTAAGAAATTTTTATAGCATAAGAAAACAAGAGTACGAAGAATTAAAATCTTTAATTGATACTTACAACTTAAATCAAGTAAATCCTTTGCAGATAGCTGGAGACGATATTTTTCCTGGAAGTTATAGCCCAGAAAATATTGATAGAACAATTTATGGAAATTAATTATGAGTATAATGAATCCGACTATTGCATCTGGTATAGCTCAAGAATTTGATCAATTTTTTGATTCTTTCTCCAGAGATATAATTGTACATAAAGAGCCTAAGAAGATTTTGAATTCCGTTCAACCTACCAATATTCTTTATGGGTATGATGCGCAAGGAAATCAACCTCAATATACATTCATTCCTGAATCAAAAATTTTTAAAGCTAGAATTTCTTATAATAAAAAACAGACTGTAGAGAGCCTTTCAGAATTACAGTTCTCTATACCTCAAGGATCAGTTACAATTGTAGTAAAAGAAGATGCGAAAAACTATATAGAAAATAATAAAACATTAAAAATAGAATTTGATACAAAAGCTTTTAAGATTGTTACTACTCCAGCTGTTAGAAAATTTCTTACAAAGACATATTACCAATATTTTTTAGAAGAGACAAAGTAATGAGAGCGAAAATTAATAAAAATTTATTGAAACAAAATATAAATCAAGCTCTTGAAAAGAATGGCTCTATAATTAAAAATGCGGAAATTATAGCAACTGAGGCAATCGAAATAAAAAAAGAAAAATATATAAATCAAATTGAAAATCATCCTGTTTCTCAAGAAATTTTAGATGGTCCAAGCGCAGCAAATATTAGCAGGACCTTAGACGGTGAAGGTAATCTATTTTCATTTATAGGGTTTGAGAAATCAGACAATCCTATTAATAAAATAAAGATTTTAATAAAAAATAATACCTTTATTAAATTTAAGAACGTAAAAAATGGAATATTTAATTTTTCAGTGTTTACTCCTTCTTTAGAGGAAATATACCAAGAAACTCCAATGCCATTCGAAGGTGGTAAAAGTTGGGTTAAAGGCATAGAGAAGGGAATTTCTGGGTTTAGTAATTACTTATATGGATTAATATTTCAAGAAAGTAGATCAGGAAAAGCAATACAATCTAAAAATAAAATTCGAAAATCTAATTTTAAGCCTAGATCGTATTTAAGCCAGGTATACATTAATTTTTTAAAGAATTTTAAAATATGAAAGTACAGTTTAATAATATTGTAATGTCAAGTATACTTTTATGGTTTGATAATAAATTGTTATCAAAAGGAGAGGCTTTTGTTAACTTTTCAAGTAATTTTTATCCAGTAGAGTCTCAATATTTTGGATTCTATACATATGGCGCCCCATACAAGCAAATGGTTGTTGATAGTTCAATTTCCGGAGCAAATATTATAAGCGGAGTTTATATAAATAATATTTTTTCTAAGATTGGAGAAAATAGTTTAACTGGAATAAATTCTTCTCAGGGACATCTTTATTTTACATCTCAAATAAATAATCCAAGCACATCTTTAAGTGGAAATTACGCTGTAAAAGATTTCAATATATTTCTTACAAGTGAAACTGAAGAAGATTTATTGTTTGAAACTCAGTTTCAATTAAATCCAAAAACATCTCAAAATCCAACAGGGTTACCTTTAAATGCTGAGACTTATCCAGTTGTATACCTTAAATATCAAGGAGGAGATAATGAGCCTCTTGCTTTTGGAGGATTAGATAAAACTAATATAAATGTTAGAGCTATTGTATTATCTGATAGTATATTTAAATTAGATGCCTTGACGAGTATATTCCGAGATACAGTAAGGAGTTATATACCTTTAATTTATGAGAATGAGATGCCATTTAATATACTAGGAAGTGCTAATAATGGCTCTTTTAACTACAATAATTTAACAGTAAATAAGCTACAAAATGATGATTATCTTCATATAGATAATGTATATGTATCTAAGATAGACAATAGATTTATTAATAGTTATAATAAATTAAACCCTAATGTATTTACCGCATTTATTGATTTTGAATTAAGTAAAAATAGATACCCTAGAATATAAAAAAAATAGAAAAGCTCATAATTAAAGTGTAATAATAATAAATGGAGAATAATTAATATGGCAAGAAATAGAATAATTTATCAGTCAGAAGCCCTTTACGCAGGTCCTTGCCCTGCTACAGGTGCTCATTTCCAAGGCGGTGCAAACACAAACGTATCAGGCGATGTTAATCTCGTAGAACAAATCCAAAGAGTTCAAACTGCTAATTATAGTTTTAATATTGATCGTACAGATGTAAATCAGTTCGGCCAATTAGCTGCTATAGATCGCGTAGTTTTAACAAGCCCAACGGTTTCGTTAGATTTCAACTATCTTTTTGCTAATCTAGCAAACGAAGAACTACTTGGGTTTACTATACAAAAAACTGGTGCTGGAGGAACTCCAAGCGCAGAAGTAAGTTGCATCTCTGGAATTTTGAATAAAAGTCAAGATGAGAGGAACTACTTTATTAAAACTACAGCTGAAGGTACTGATGCAGTTGCGAACACAGCTAATCAAGTTGGCGTAATTAGTATAGGCAATGGCTTTATCACTTCTTACTCTCAAGAAGCTTCTGTAGGAAATTTCCCAACAGCCTCTGTTAGCGTAGAAGGTTTAAATATGAAGTTCGATACCGAAGCGAGCGGAAGACAGTTGCCAGCAATTAATCCAACAGATGGTAAGATTATTGCCAACCGTTTGTTCTCGCTTCCTCATGCTGAACAAAACAATAATACAAATAATATCTCCAGCGGAATAAGTGTTCTTCGTCCAGGGGATATTACATTCAGTCTGCCAAGCGTAATCGGCGCAACTTCTAGTGGGGACAATCAATTCAATATTCAAAGTTATACCTTAAGTTTTGATTTGGCTCGTACTCCTATTGAAAAACTTGGAAGTAGATTTGCTTTTGCTAGAGAAATCGACTTTCCATTAACGGTCAACCTAAGCCTAGACGCTCAAGTAACCGATATGACTTCTGGTAATCTAGCTAATCTTGTAGATAATGATGCATCTACAAGCTATAACCCAGTTATTACCATAAAGAAACCTGGAACAGATGATGCTGTAGCCAGATTTTCTTTGAAGAATGCTAAGCTCGATAGTCAAGAATATAGCTCTGATATAGGCAGCAATAAAACTGTAACATTAAACTTTAGTTCACAGATTGGTGGTCCAGAAGATAAAAATAATGGACTATTTATTAGTGGATTAGTCTAATAATACATTAAAATATAAAAAACCCCCGATTTTCGGGGGTTTTTTTGTGTAAACCTTATTAAGGTAAAAGGTTTAAAAAAGGTATGGAATTAAATAATGAAAAAATAAAAGAGCTAGCTCTTTTTCAGGTAAAAAGAAAAATAACAAATATATATAAAAATTTCTTTTTTATCCTAGAAGATCTTTCTGATTCTGGATATAATATAAACGATGAAACCTATCAAAAAATCCGCAAGAGAATATTGGATAACGCTAATGATGCAATTAGGGAAATAGAGGAATATTTTAATAATTTAGATATAAAAGTAAAATGAAGAGAAAATTAAATCTTTCCGTAGACCAAATTATAATAGGCAATTTAACTATGCCAACCAACCAGAGAGTTTTATCTAAAGATTTTAAGATATTTAATTTTAATTACGATGCGATAACAAGTAAACAGTTTATCAATGTATATAAAGTTTGGCCTGAAGAAAAAAAAGAAAAGTTTTATAAAATAATTGGTGGTAAAATTTTTTCTAAAAAAGTCAAGGACTTATATAGCAATATACTAATAAAGGATAATAAAATATGAAGGAATTATATAGTTTTTTTATTAATAAAGAAGTTGAAGTAGAAGAAGCCGAAGTCTCAAAAAATGAGCATGGCGAAGAAATTAAAACAATTAAAAAAGTTAAAAAGAATGAGCCCATCAGGGTTATTATTAAAAAACCAACCCGTAACCTTTTCGATGAAGCAGAATTATTCTATGGCGTTACATTATCGGAAGGAATTAAGTCTGGTTTATTAACTAGAGCTCTTTTAGCTAAAAGAATAAATAATGATGGTGGTGTATTTAGTGATGAAGAACAAGTGGAATATTCGGGATCATATGTAAAACTTTTTGAATTACAAAATGAATTCCAAAAGATATCTATGGTTGATAAGGATAAAAGAACGGAAGAAGAACAGGCGCAACTAAAATTATTAATGCAGGATATTGAGAACGTTAGAGAAAAAATACAAAATTTTGAAATAACTCAATCTAGCCTTTTTGAACAGACCGCAGAAAATCGAGCAAGAAATAAAACAATTATTTGGTGGTTATTAAATTTAAGTTACATCGAGGAAAATGGTTCTCCAAAATCTTTATTTGGAGAAGGATCTTATAGAGAAAGGCTAGAAGTTTATGATGATATCGAAGATAAAGATCTAGAGTTTGAGAAGAAGGCTATCCAAAAGCTGGTATATTTAATTAGCTTTTGGTATATGGGAAGGGCTTCTATTAAAGAAGAATTTGATAATCTTTTAAGGGTTATTTCTCCAGTTAAGGAAGAGCCCGCAATTGAAAAGCATTGATAAAGAAAAAATAAGGATTTTATTTGGAGATGTCATAAAAGGTTTCTCCTCCACGAAATATCTAAATAGCGTTTTATATTTAAAACATTTAAATATTATTGACAATATAGAAGTTGAACATAAAAAATATTTATATTTTAACGAGGCACAGAGTAAAGGTTTGCCCACAAAAGATGAAAAAGAAGCATATCTTTTAAAAGAAAATCTATGGACAGATAAAAAGAATGAAGAAATCAATAAATTAAAAAATTTAATTTCTAATTTAAAAATAAGTAAATCTAAAGCCTTCAGACAGACAGATGTTGATTTCTTTAAAAAAGAAATCTCAAAAGAACAGTTTAAATTAAATCAAATTTTAATAGAAAAGAATGAGCTGATTGGCTACACGGCAGAAGATCATGCTAATAAAAAAGTAAATGAATATTTTATATTTTGTTCTTTGTTTAAAAAAGATGACTTAAAAGAGAAGTTCTTTTCCGAAGAAGATTATGAAAACCTTAGTAAAGAAGACATAGACCAATTAACTCAAATTTATAATATAAGAGTGCAAGATTTTTCTTCTATATCTTTAAAGAAGATAGCTTTATCTTCGTATTATTTAAATTTGTATAATGTATGTAATGAGAATATATATAATTTATATGGAAAACCAGTTATAGATTTAACATACTATCAAATTGAAGTGTATAACCACGCAAGATATTTTAGACATGAATTATCTGACGCTAAACATAAACCCCCGCCAGAAGCTTTTGAAGATCCAGAACTTTTAATAGAATGGCTAGAAAGCGCAAGAAATGCGGAAGAGATTATGAATAAATCTTCAAATAAAAATAAGAAAAATCAAGATTTTATTGCGACTTCTATCGTAGGGGCATCTAAAGAAGATGTGGCGAAGATATCAAAAAATCAAGAAGGTATTAGTCTGCAAGATATAGCCAAGAAACATGGTGGGACATTATCTATGGAAGATTTTATAAAGCTTCATAAATTATAATATAAATCAATATATTGTGTAATATTATTATAGGTTAGGAATAAGGAATTATGGCAAGAACTACAGCTACAATCCCTGTAAGCGCAGATACAAGGCAATTAGAAAGAGATATTCAAATTGCCTTATCCAAAGACTTTAAGTTAAAAGGATTTAACGAAAAGGCATTTACCCAACCATTAGGAAGAATAACTGGGGCAACCAGCGAATTTCAAAAATCATTAGACGCATCTAACGCTAGAGTTATTGCTTTCGGCGCAAGCGCAGGTATTATATATGCGGTTCAAAAGTCTTTTACAGATTTAATACGTACTACAATAGAAGTAGAAAAATCATTAAAGGATATAAATGTTATCTTAAATGCTAGCGAAGGAACGCTAAAGTCTTTTAGCAATCAGTTATTTGAGGTTGCAAAAAATACTGGTCAAACTTTCAAAGAAGTTGCTTCTGCGGCAACAGAATTCGCTCGCCAAGGTTTAAGCGTAGAAGAAACATTAAAAAGAACAAATGATGCTTTAATTCTTACAAGATTAAGCGGTTTAGATACTGTAAGTAGCGTAGAAGCTTTGACCGCAGCGGTCAATAGTTTTAGTAAAGTGGGCTTAACCTCAACTGAGGTAATTAATAAATTAGCGAATGTTGACGCTGCTTTTGCTGTAAGTTCTGCAGACTTAGCAAATGCAATACAGCGAGTAGGAAGTAGTGCGTTAGATGCAGGAGTTAGCTTCGATGAACTTTTAGCGATAGTTACTAGCGTACAACAAACAACTGCTCGAGGTGGTGCAGTTATTGGAAATTCATTAAAAACTATATTTACGAGAATACAAAGACAAGACACTTTAGACGCTTTACAGGGATTAGGTATACAAGTAAAAGATTTGGAAGGAAATACATTACCTGCACTTAAAATATTAGAAGAATTAGCTAAAAGGTTTGATAATTTAGGCGATTCGCAAAGATCTGCGATCGCAGAACAAGTCGGTGGAGTATTCCAAATTAATATTTTGAAAGCAGCTTTAGGAGATTTATCAAAAGAATATTCTATTTATCAAAACGCATTAGATGTTGCAAATACTTCGACGGACGAAGCGATTAAAAGAAATCAAGAATTAAATGAGACTGTATCTGCTTTATTAAATAAAACATTAGCAAATATTACTCGTGTTGGAGCTGAAGTTGGCGAAACAGCTTTTAAGCCTACGATTTCTAATTTATTAAATCTTGCAAATAAGGGGCTAGAAAATATATCTTTAGATACATCTACCACGGGAGGTAAAATTGGAAAAGGCATTGTTGATGGTATAGGCACTTTTATAGCGGGCCCAGGAGTTATATTGCTAACTGCAGTTTTAGGTAAATTATTTTTAAATTTAGGCAAGTTTGCTTTGGATTCGCTCAAAAGCTTGCTAAGTCTAAATAAAGCTTCTGAACAGAGATCATTAATACAAACAAGAATATTAGAAGTATTATCTAAAGAGCCTCAATTAGTCGCATCAATATTATCTAAGCAAACAAGTCTATTACAAGTAGAAAATCAAATATTAAGTGTTATAAAATCTCAAACTTTGGAAAGGCAAAGATCGGCGGCGATAGCATCTCAATTATCAGGCAATTTAATGTCTAGAGGGGTTACCGTATCTCGTGGAGGTATGCTAACAACAAAAACAAAAAGTGAAGGTTATATCCCTGAAATTTATGGGGCACTTGCTGGCGGATATGTACCAGGAAATATTAAAGAGATGTATATCCCTGGAGAAGGAAAAGTCATCTATAACACGGCTGAACAAGTAAAAAAATTTCCTGGCGCATCGCAACCTGCAATTATACCGCCAGAGAATAGTAGAGCTGGTAAAAGATATAAAACTAATTTTACAGATAGATTAGGTTTTGACCCATATAAAAGTGATGGGTTCATTCCGAATTTTGCTTCTTTAAGTGGATTACCTCTTCAGAGATATATTCAACAGCAATACGCTAAAAAAGGGTTTGTATCTATTTCTAGCGATGAGGCTGCGGTTGCTTTAAAATCTGGAATTCCAAAAGATGCTATTAAATATTTATACAAAGGAACGAAAGATGAAGTAGCGTTTATAGACCAAAGGTATAAGACAGGTTTAACAAGTCAATTTAAAAGGACGGAAGAAGGTAAAGCTGCCGCTAGAGCTGCAGCATTAAAATCAGAAATGGGAGCAGGAGGGTTTTCTAATAAAAGACCATATTCAACTTATGGTTTAGTTTTCCCTTCTTTTTCTCAATCTACCCCAAATGTTTCTGCCGGATATACGGCTGATGCATCAAAAAATCGAAGAATTTATAGATTCAAAACCTATCCTTTCCCTGGATCGAATTTCGATATAAATGAAAAATTATATGAAGATGTAAGAAGAAATTTAATTGATTTATCTTCAAATTACTTTAGAGGTTTAATAACAAAGCCTCAAATTGTTGATACAAATAGATTTAAAAGTAATATTCAGTCTAATTTAAGCAGAAGCGCCGTAGAGTCTTCTTTAGGGCAAATTTTCGAAGCAGGAATAAAAGCTTCCATAAGTTCTATTACATTAAGTGAAATAGCTAATTTTGATCTAGACTCTGGTGAATTAGGCAGAATCCAAAAAAGGTTTAAATTACCATACGGAGGATTTGGGACCACGGTATATGCAGATTTAAAAAATTCTTTATCTGATGGAAATTTAAATAGCATGGCGAAAAAAATACACAAGTTCGAAAACCCAATAGAAAATGCATCTAAGACAAAAAGTAGATTTAATGGCTTTATACCTAACTTTGCAGATTTACAAAAAGCTATTGAGGCAGAAGTGGCGATGGGAGGAAAGCCCGTATTAGATCTTCAAAAAGGTATTGGTCTATATGTAAGGGATGGTTCTACGCAAAAGAATTTTAGCGATGTTAAAAAAGACCATCCCGAAGGTATTAGAAAAGCAATTAAAAATTCAAAAATTTTACAATCTTCTTTTAATAAAGGGTTTGTGCCCAATTTTGCCAAATATAGCGTTAGAGATCCAAGTACCGGAAGATTTATAAAACAAACTGAAACAACAGGGAGCCTAGCCGAGCAACAATCATCTGCTTCTGTTGTAAATAGCGCAAGTAAAGCGGCTTCCGCAATGAATAATTTTGGAAGTAAACTAGAGAAACTAAATAGTAAGCTAGAAACTACTGTTTTAACTATGTCATTTTTAGCTCCAACATTAATTCAAACTGCTGCGCAATTTGATAGTCAAGATGCAAAAACTCAAGCAGGATATAACACATTATCTCAAGCTACAACCTATGGTTTTTTAGGCTCCTCTGCGGGGTCTATGCTTGCCCCGCTTGCCCGTGTTGTTCCTCAGCTTAGAGCTATTGCACCATTTTTACCATTGCTCGGCGGAGGCGCAGGGGCTTACGGAGGATATAAAATAGGTAAAAGTCAAGAAAATGAGATGACGAGAAGAGAGAGATATGATCTATTAAATAAAGAGCTTGGAATACTTCAAGATAGATTTAATCAAAGGCAAGGAGCCACACAGCAAATAATGCCTTTAGTAGAACAATATAGAAGAACTCTCTCAATGAAGGGGGAGCCAGATGTTAAACAGGCAAATTTAGATTTGCTATATGAAAAAATTGTAGACAGCGTATCTGTTTTTCCTGAGCAATTGCAAGCTGGAATTTTAGAAAAAATAAAGAGTGGTAGATTTGAAGAATTAGGAGGACTTCTTGCTGAAAGCTTTGCCCAAGGCGCAGCAGAGATTCAAGAAAAAAATTTAGAAGCATATTTCGAAGGATTAAAGCAATCTGGCGGAATTAAAAGTAAGGCAGAAGCAGAGGAGTTTGCTAAAAGTCTTATAGATGTGAGGAGTAAGCAAACAGGGCTTCGTTATACCACTAATTTAGCTAAAACAGAAGAAGGAAGAAGAAAAATCGACGAAGTTATTACAGATTTAAATAATTTATCAGAACTTTCAAAAAATACAAGGCCAGTAAATCTTCGAGCTTTAGGCCCAATGCAGACCACGGTAGATTCTCAAGGTCAAATTACTATGGCTCGACAATTACAAGGTCAAGAAGGAACTTTAGAATGGGCTAAACAATTTGTTAAGAGCATGATTAAAGATGCAGAAGATACATTAAATAAGCCATCTACAGCCAAGGGCGCTGGAATAACGGTAGAAACAGGCGGTAATTTGGATTACGCTAAAAGTCAGGCTGCAGATACTTTAGCTTTCCTTCAAGGGAAACAAGGCATTTTAGAAACTGGAGCTTCTGAAGCTTATAAAGAAGCGCAAATGCTTGCTGATGACGCAAAGAAAGCTGGTCAACAATTAGAAACTTTTGTAGATATTATTAAAAAATTATATACAGACGTAGATGGGAAAGTCGCACCAGAATTTGAAAATGTTGCTAAAGAAGCTGTGAAAGTAGCTATTAGTTCTGGAGATTTAAATGCAGGAGTAAGATTTGTTGTAAATGAGTTAAAGAAGACTAAGGCTGGAGCTAGTAAGCTGACGGAAGAAATATTTAATACTATTGAAACTACCCAAGATTTTATAGAGAGATATAGAGCAGATATGCAAGGAATTAGTAAATTAAATTCTGAAGAGATAAGAAGATATATACAAAAAGTTGGACAGAATGAAATGGCTCCAGACTTATTATTAGGGCAAGATTACGAAAAACAACTTAGACAATTAAATATGGAAATTCTAAATCAAGACGAAAGAGATAGGGTTTCTCAACAAATTGCGGAACAGGAAAGAATTCTCGCTGAAAAAGTTAAACAAAGAATAATTACGGAAGATCAATATAGAAATGCTTTATTAGCCTTAATCGAAAGCGAAAAAACTAAGTCTAAAAGAGATCAAGGTCTGATGTTTGCAGACCAATACAAGCAAGAAAGGCAGCAGCAAAGAGAACAGAGATTATTGTCTGGTAAAGCTGTTTCTGATGGTAGAAAGGCTCTCGATGTAGGCGACGCATTTTTTACAGAATTTGATTATAGAACTGAAGATTTATATAGAGATTTACAAACTGGGGCGATTGATACTGCAAGAACAATAAAATCTGAATTCGCTAACGCTTTTCAAAGTATAGTAGACAATTCTCAAACTGCAGAAGACGCTTTTAGAAATATGGCATTAAATATCGCTAGAAGAATACAACAATTAGCCTTGGAAGCTGCGACAAATCAAATATTCTCTAGCATTACTCGAGGATTTGGATTAGGGGATTTATTTAAATTTGGTTCTGGAGGTCTAGCAAAATTTGGTTATGGTGGGGAAGTTAAAAAATATGCTTATGGAGGCGAAGTCGAAGGAGGATCAGGATATAAAGATGATATACTTACATTTTTGACTGGTGGAGAATATGTTATTCGTAAATCTGCAGTTAATAAATACGGAAAAGATTTTTTAAATAAATTAAATCAGGGAGCAATGCCAAAATTTGCAGAAGGAGGTAGATTAAAGCCTTCGTCTATTGGAGGAGATCCTAATTTAACTTTTGGAATGGGTAGTAGGCGTGGCCCTTCCGTAGCAGAAATAGAAGCTGAGGAAGCGTTAAGGTTAGCTGGTCCTTATACCACAGAATTACCTGGAGAAAATATAAATACTGGCGGAGAGTTTTCTTATGAGGGCAAGGCAAATTTTGTTTATAATGATACTTTTAGACCTACGAGTGGAAGATTTGAGATTGATCCTCAATTATCTGCTGCGGCGCTTTATGACGAAAATAATCCTCAAAGAGATGTATTAAGGGCAAGATATGATAATTTACAAAGTTATTTAGCTGAGGCTGTTGACCTTGCAGAAAGGAATAGAGAAGAAGAAGCTAGGGTAAATGAAGAAAATGCGCAAAGGAAGGCTATGATTGACCAAATTAATAAAGCTCAAAGAGATGCGTTTAATCAACAAAGAAAAAGTCAGCTCTTGGGTGGCTTAGTTCAAGCCGGAGGAATTGTAGGGGCTGGATTACTTTCTACATATGCTATCCCTGCTCTGAGTAGCGCTTTTGGTTTTGGTGGAAATACAGGTTTATCTATGTGGGATAGATTATTTAATACTGGGAAAGCGCAAAATTACGATAAATATGGATCTTCTACAAGCTTGGGATCAAATAAAGCTCAACCTGCCCCAAATTTTGGAAATAAATTTAGATACACAAAACCTGATTTAAGAAGAGCTCGTGGCGGACGCATTCCTTCTTTTGCTTCAGGAGGAGAAAATAAAGAATCTATACCTGCTCTTTTAATGGGTGGAGAATATATAATTCATCCAAAAGCAGTTAAATATTATGGTGAAGATTTTTTTGATAAGTTAAACAGAGGTCAGATACCTACGAGAGAATCTGCGGGAGAGAAAACTAAACCTAAATTTATAAATAAAATTGAACGAGAATTGAACTCACTTGCGGAGGGTAGTTCTGGTCAAGAACCATTAAATAGAATATACAAAAGAAGTATTTCTCCCAGAAAAAATATAATCGGCGCTGGATTAAATCTTATGAGTGAGGCTATGGGAGGAGTTAGCCAGCCTTCTCCAAAAGGAATTATTGGAGCTGGGCTTAACTTGATGAGCCAAGACATGGGAGGAACAAGATTGCCTCGTGGTTCATCTATAGTAAAAAGAGCTAAAGGATCTCCATTAGGAGGCGAAAAAGATAATGTCCCAGCTTTATTAATGGAAGGAGAATATGTTATCAATAAAGATGCGGTAAATTCTTACGGCTCTTCATTTTTTGATAAATTAAATAGCGGTTCTATACCAAAATTTGCAGAAGGTGGTATGGTTGGATTACCAGAGAGTCGTTTAGGCATAGTAGAAGAAGATAAAAGATATCCATCTATGGCAGATTTTAGAGTTGATGCTAAACCAGTAGAAACTTCAGTTAATGATAATACGAGTATAGTAAATAATGTTAATATAAATATTAATGTTTCTCCTGGTCAACCAGCCCAATCATCTGTAACTGTAGATTCTCCTATTGTGACGGGACCAAGCAATACTGGGCCGTCTCTTAACGCAGAAATAAATAAAAATAAAAATATGGCAGAAAAAATTAGAACCGAAGTTCTTAAGATAATAAATGAACAGCAGAGGATCGGCGGCCTATTAAGAAGATGATTATATTAAATATTTTCTTGCTCTAAACGAGCTAAACGTTCTTTTAATTCTTGAATTTCTATAGCGCTAGGATTAACTTTATTTATTGAATCAATAATCTTACAGCTTACAAAGCTATCTAAAAATTCTTTTAATATAGTTAAATTATTTTGTTTTAAAATTTCTTCAACTACTACAGACTGGCTTGGAGATAGTCCGTATAGCTCGATATCTAATAAATCTATGTCTTCTAATAATCCGGTCTCTTTGAAGGGTAAAGTCAAAATCTTTGAATTTTCTATTGAGTTTAACCATTTAGAAGGTAAGTCTTTAGAAAATAATGGGGATAACATTATATTATTTGACTTCGCTAGAATTAAAATAGCGGCTACCTTAGAACTTTCAAATTTTAATGGATCAAATTTAAATTTAATACTTAGCCCATCTGTACTTCTATAAATCTTTTCTGTAGCCTGTTGAAAATCCAATAAGACTGGATCTTCGTATTCAACGAGGCATTCATAAGAATTCCTGGCGTAGTCATTGTGAGATATTAATATATGTACTTTTTTATAAAATCCATATTTATTATTTTTTTCAAAAAAAATTCTACCGTTCTCTTCTATAGAAAATGTAAAACTATTTTTTATAAAATCTTGCACATCAAAGATCGAAGCCTGAACTCTTGGACTGGTAAAAACGACCGCTGGGTTTTCTCGAATAAATTTTTCTTTAGCTGAATAACTTGCTTTAGATATTACCCCAATTTGTTCTGCAGAAGGTATATTTTCATAAATATATAGATCATTTAAATTTTCATCTAGGATCTTAACGTTAAAAGACGGAAAATTTTTAGCTATACCTTCCCCCATAATTCCTTGAGGCAGTTTTCTTTGCGAGTCCCACGAAATAGTTATATCTTTTTGATTTGTTTTAAAAATATCTATCATAATACATTGACTCCACTTCCAATAATTACTTCTGGAATTGTTTGTTGCGCTAATTGTATTACTCCTGTGCCTGGGACAGAAGTTTCATTAGCAGAGTTATAAGCATATAGCGCATAGAAATAATCTCCTGTTCTAAGTGGTGTAAAAAATGGAGGAGTATTGCTTGGGTTATATGTTGTGCCTGGTAACCTGGATGTATATACTGCTAATAGGTCTTCTTCTGGCGGCTTTAATCCAGATTCGGGAGCGAATCTTCTCGCTCCACTAGAAACATATAATTTATATAAAGATACAATACCTGTTCCATCTGGACCACTTCCGCCACCAGTTATTTGATAGTAAATACTATTTAAACCTTTTGTTTGATATGTATTGTACACAGCCCCACCAGCGCTATTGTGACCAGTTTGATTCCTAAATAATATACTCATACCGATCAATGGTTGTCTTGGATTCGGAGCTCTATCTGGAACAGAAATCAAAGATACTCCAGTGTCTATATCTGCATATTTTGCTGGATTATATTCCACGCAAGAAATATTAAATATATTATTTGATTTTTCTGTAGCATTTATGATTCTATACATTTTTGCTTCATCAATATTTTTTTCTAGATACCATCCATCATAAAGTAGATTGCCTGGAACTTCTGATGGATATCTATTATAAATTCCTTGTAAAGCTCCTCCATAATCTCCACTAGTGCTTATTTGTATGGTCCAAACAGAATTAGAATTTAATCTATAATCAATATCATCTAAAGCATATGTACCAAATCGCATTCCACTTAAACCTGCGTCAATACTGTAAAAGGCAGAATCAAAATACAATCTTCCGCTTCCTTCTTTGTACGGCCTATAAGCCTGACGTATTAAATTTGTTCCGCTATAGTAATTAACGAAAGTCCCATCATAATCCACTCTTAATGCTGTTGATGGCGTGTAGCTCATTATTGTTGGCAAAGATCTTCCTACAAAATCTGGCCCAGTGATTTGAGTTCCATTTTCAAAAATACTCAGTGTGCCATTATTAGTATAATACCAGGCATAATCTAACGACGTATAACCGGCGTCTGTACCAGGATCACGATTTAATCCAAACATAACATACTTGTCTATTCTTGTTGGTGAAGCTTCGGCAAAAACATTTCTTCTATAACCTTCTAAAGAATAAACTTCTCCTCCATTTGGGGCTCCCCAACCATCAGCAGTAGTTTTATAATATCTATTTCCGGTTAAATTAATTGTAGAGGTATATCTTAAACTATATTTATTAGTTTTATTTGTGTTAATTCCACTAAAATTAATTCTAGTAAAATTAGAATAATTTTCGGTGCCGCTTGTTATTGCTTGCTGAGTATTTTGTATATAGAGTTCTTGAACGTGACTTTTCCTATAGAAATTAGAATTTACTCCACTACTAAAATCTTCTGATGCTATCTTATAACCTGTAAGATAATTATCTCCTAATGTTGTGCCAGGATATAAATTATAACTTGGAGTTAAAAAGCTTATAGTAAAAGACCTATTGACTCCTGTCAAAATATATCTATTAAAATCATTAAATGGAATATCTAGAATTGCATAACCTGTATCAATATCAAATGCTCTACCTGCATATAATTTATTTTGCCTATTTTGATCTACTATTTTTACAATATCCCCAGGTCTAAGTAGGCCTCCTTCTAAACTCGTATCAAAAGTTACTGTTTCTGTTTCAAGATTTTCACTAGCTAAAAACCATTTGCCTAGTCTTCTAGCTTGAGATTTTCGAGTAGCGCCAAACGCAGCGACTTCAACTTCTCGAATGCCATATTTCATCATTGCTTCCTTATCTTCCACATATTCAAGAGCCGGTTTATAATTATTTGCTTCATCATTATATCTAACCATTGCTACAGACCTACGAGCTTTTCTAGAAGAGTCAGAGTAGGTAAATTCTCCATTTACAACATTTGTATTATTAAAAAGATATACTGGTTCTTTCGGACGATCTTGGCTGATAAATATTTGTCCAGCCATGTAGTAGGGCATAGCATTAAATATAGAAGCCATATCATTTAAAACTTTATATGCTTCTGCTTTATTTGCCATATATAAATTACAAGTAAATCTTGGCTCGAGGCCTCCATTTCCATTGGGAACAAGTTGATCGCAATATTGTGCGGCTTCATATAATGACCATTTATCTACAAGCGATGTATCTATATATTTACCTAACCCAAATCTATTATTTGTGACAAGATCATAATAACACCAGGCTGGATTATCCGACCAAGCTAATTTAAATTTACCATTCCAAGATCCAGAATATGTTTTCCTAATAGGGTCATAATTATTTGGTACTTTTACTTTAAGTAAATTAACGTAATAAGATCTTTCTGGAACACTAGAAAAATATCTCGAATCAAAATTACTATATACCATTGCTGCTTGCGGATAAGTAAATCTATCCATATAAACACATTGGATATCTGAAACTTCTATAGCATTAGCTGTAAATAAACTCATAGGCTCCATTACAGTTTTTGTAATATGCACAACCCAACCAATTTGATTAGGCAGAACTCTTAACGGATAACCGCTATCTTTATAAGATCTCATCCAAAACGTATAACATACCATTGTTGGTACTTGAACCTTACCAACATAATCTACCGTATCTATTGCGTATAGATAGGGATTTGTGGATATAGGCTCGTCTATCTGAGCGAACGCTTCACTTCTATCCGAGAATAGTCTATAAAGCGCAAATCTAACAGGCAATTTTTCTCTCAAATACTCTCCTGCCCTTGCACCAGTTAAAACTTGAGTATATAGTCCTTTAATCTTTAGATGTATTTTTATTGCTTGTATATCTGTATCATATATATAATATCTTCTTGGTGTTGCATATCCTGAAGTTGGGCCAGCATTAAAATTTCCACCATATAATTCTTCATTAATTAATTTAGTGTAAGAGCTTACAACTGGATATTTATTTATATCACATCTTTCGCCATCATAATGGTTTCTTTCTTCGTATAAATTTATTTTTGGTTGTGATATTGTATGAGAATTAGGATCTCCGTATGTATATTTATAATTTGCATATAAAAAGTTTATAAATCCTTTCTGTGCGGCAATTGGCGTATCGTTCCAAAATATTGATCTTGATTCTGGAGTAGCTTTCCAATACTCAACTGCGCCTTGTCCAGGCGCTTGACCAGTATTAACTTGAAATGGAGAAAATAAAACAGATGTATAACCTATATCTCCAGCTTTTTTCCCAGAGGTACTATATATATAATCTCCAGTAACAAAACCTTCAATGGGGCCTTCTGAAATAAGATCTAATATATTTAGTCTTTGCACGGAAGTAACGCTTCTGTCTGTTGTTCTAAAGCCTGTCCCTGTAAAACTTGTTCCTGCATATCCGGCTAGGATTGAATCCTGAATAGGCATTTGCAGATCTGTTCTTAAATTTGGACAGCCTGCCCTGTATTGAACTTGAAGATCATAATTTGAAAACAATAATCTTCCCCATCCACTTTCGTATGCCGTTGTTGCAGGAGAAAATTTTGTACCATAAATAAATCCTTTTAATCCATAAGGAACGCTAACTGGGCCCCAATGACCACTTACATCTCCTGGAAATGGACCATCGATATTTCCTCCATATGAATCTTTACCGCTAAATTGGAGAGTATGTCTGCCTCCTAAATAATCAGCGGCTTGGCTATCTGGAAATTCAAGCCCACCAAAATTATTTCCATAGTTTGCTGGAAAATCAAGCTTCTCTAGTCCTTCTATTACGCTATTTGGTCCTCCTACATTAGGCATAATTATATCCCCGCATTGCTTGGAGTTTGAGATATAAGCATAAGATCTTCATTGAATAGATATGTGACTCCTCCTGTAGCTTGAGTTTGCCAAGTATTTTGATCTAAAGCTGCTCTTATCCCGACTTTGTATATTACGTCGTAAGAAACAAGGCAAACTCTTGAGCCTACCATTAGTCTGCCATATCCAACTGGTACAGGTCCACCTTCTCCCAAAACATTTACTGGGCCATTAAATAAATAGGAATTTGGTCCTCCACTTTCTCCAATAACTCCTTGTTGTGCTGGATTAAATTGAGTTACTGTAAAATCAATACCGGGGGGTGGTTTAGCGAGTAAAGCTGTAATTCCAGAAGCCAATAGACTAAATCCTGCAAGTAGAAGCTGGGGTAAAAGTGGGCCAAAGAATGATAGCAAAAAACTAAATATGTCTGCCCAAAAATCACTTCCATCGTCTTCTTCGATTCCATCTGGCGGAAGAGTTTGTCCTGTGCCAGTATTAGTTGTTGATCCTCCACTACTACCGCCACTACTACCGCCACTACTACCGCCGCCACTTCCGCCGCTACCACCGCCACCGCCTCCACTTCCACCACCGCTACTCCCTCCACTACCTTTATTCTTAGCTGCAGCTGCAGCGTCAGCGGCTCTTTTTGCTGCGGCGGCATCTGCCCTTTGTTTATCAATTAAAGCTTGGTTTTGTGCATTAATTTGTTGCTGATAAGCAGAATTTTGGTAAGAAGATGTTGTATTATAATTTGTGCTGTATGATCTTCCTCCACCGATACTACTACCTATAGATCTACTAAAATCTCCAAATTGAGCACCTTCTGGAATAGGAATTATATCTATAGATTCTAATTGATTTTTAAAAGATACGAATATGTCTGATTTCATTATATAAAATTCATCTGTTTTTTCGTATCTAACAATCTCATTATTTATTAAAGTAACATATACGCAATTATCTTTTCTGCTATCTATAATCCATTTTTTAAATTTTTTTGTATTGGCTTCTATTGCTCTCATAGCTTCTGCAACGCTATCAACAGCTAATTCCCAATTCTCTCCTAGATCTTCGCCAAGTTTACCATGCAGTTTTATTTTAACCATAAACTATTTCTCCAGTTTTATATTTATAGATTTTAAACATATCTTTATCAATAATATAAACAATTAAATCTAAAATTAAATGTTTTGCACAATTTATATCTAGCACAGAAAAATTTTCTTCAAATTTATGGCTATGATACATATATTTTATATTAAAATTATATTTTATATTAAGATAATCGATTGGATCAATAATAAAATGATCTTTTTGATTTGATATATTCTTTACAGATATACATTCTAATATTTTATCTTTATTTTCAATAACAAATCCACAGCATTCTTTAGGGAAAGACTCCTTTGCGTGATTTATTATAAAATTTTTTAAATTTAAATCTAACATATTATGTCCTTCTATTTGCGCCAGGAAATCCTCCAAATGGTAAAAATCCATTTAAATATTGCCCAGTAAGATCCTTCGGAAGACCCCAAGCTTTATCATTAAATGGATTCATAACGTGTGGTCTTCTTGGCCACGATAAACTGTCTTCTGGACCAGTATATGCTAAATTATAATTATTTAACATCAATCTTGTATATTCCCTATCCCAACCCCCACGATTTAATGGCCATAAAACTGGTCTAAAATATGGATTTAACTGCCATCTTTTCCTACAAGACCAAATGCTTTTTGAGCAATGATCGCTACCCCAAAAGATTTTATTAGGAGGAGCATTAAATGGGCTAGACGTGTGTCCAGATAAACAAACATAATAATATTTTATTCCTAATTTTTCTAAATATATAAATTCTCCTCTTGAATAAAGATTTCCCAGCCCCCAAACGCCGCTATCCCCAATTCTATATTGACCGCTAAATTCAAGTTCGGTTAAATTTGTCCCAGCTGCAGAATTAGTAGTCCTTATTCTCCAATCCTTATGGAAGCCGACGCTATGCCATCCAGAAGAATATGTTCCTGCTGGACGACCATTAAGAACCCAATCTCTAGGCGCCCCAGATCGGTCAATAACTGGATTCCAGGTTGACCCTCCGTCCATAGAGTAGTCAACATTAAAATTATTTACTATTGATGTGGAAGAATTAATTCTTACAGCTGTTATTTCTGCAGGATTAGTAAGAGCAACCGATATGCTACATATCGCTGCGGATGATGTTGCGCCAACCGCTGCGTAACTGCTGTCTAGTAAATTAGCTTGACTAAAATTAGTAAAATTAGAATTTGTTAATGTTGGACTAGTTATTCTTGAATATGCTATACCGCTAAATCTAAAATTATCTGGCCATCCATTAGATAAACTACCAGTAAAAACTTGTTCTAGAAAAATTTCATCATTATCTGTAGTCACTGGTGGCGCTTCTAAAGGAAGGGAAATATAGCTTTCTGGTACATTTTCACATCCTCCATAAACTCCACTATGTTGATTTGTTTTCCTTTTGTTATATTCATAACAACAACCTTCTCCTCGATATTGAAAAGGGCACTTTTCAGCTAAGAAAGTTCTTGCGGGCAAGTTAACATTTTCTAAATCTAATATTGAGCTTAGCGAATATTCTATGCTAGTTTTATTTTCTAGACTTTTTCTATCTATATAATAGACATCTTTAGGTAGTTCAAGCTCAAAAAGCCTACCATTGATATTGTACGGATTTTGATTATTTGAAAAATTACTGGGATGCAAATATTTTAAAAATGTTTTAATTCTAGTAAATTTACATCCCGCCAAATCTCCTAATGATTGTATTTGCATTCTTATATATTTATAAAAAGAATTATTATCATCGTCAGGACTTATATTTGCAAGCACAAATCTTGGAGTCGGTAGTGTTCCTGCAGAATTTAAATCAAATCCTTCTGCTGCTATTGGGAATGGATAATAATGATTTCCTTGCCATGTTACTCTTCCTCTAATTGCCGCAGAATTAAATATATTGTAATCATTATATATTCTTAATACTCCATTAGTTAAAGGTTGATTAATCGCTGTAATATTTTTAGTTTGAGGATATATTTCTCCAAAGTCTATTTCGTATAAATATACAGGAGCAGATGGCGTTAAAGATATTGTTTCAGCGTTAATTTCTTGGGAGCCGGAAACAATCTGGGCAAATACATCTGATCCATTTACCATGGCTAGCTCAATAATTCCGCCTTCACCACCTCCTCCTAATGGAGGAAGGCCAAGCGTTGGGGGTTTGTAAATTTCGTCATCCATATTAAGCAGAAACCTCTTCGAATGTTGCTCTTAAGGTATAATTTTGATAAAAATTATAAGATACTTCCCAATTTGGGCAAATATATCTAGTGTTATAATTTGAAGTTTTACCATAAACTGCGGGAGGATTATATATAAAAGATCTCTGGCCATTCATTTGTTGCAGAAAATGTATGATACTATTTATTTCATTTTCTTTTCTAGCTTCAAAATTTAATTGAAAAGTTAGTAAATTAGTGTTAAATCCGTCCGCTATTCTTTTCTGATACCCGTTACCAAATTGTACTTTAGCGATTCTTGGGTTCGATTGTACAACTGAAGTATAAGAGGCTTGCCAAAAGAAATCTGGTACATATTTAGAATTGATAACCATGTAGCCATCCCAAAATGTACCTAAATTAGAATCCGGAGTATTATTTAAATTATTATCTCTTAAAGAATAATAATATCTACCGTTATCCCCTGAAGTAATTCCAAATTTTGGATACGTTACAGAAGGCCTCCACCCAGTTATTACATCGTTAATATTTGGCATACACCTTTTACCTTAATATTTATTACACCTTATAAGTGTAATATTATATAATGTATAGCGAAAATTTTAATCAAAATCTATATATTGATGGCAAATTAGTCTCTGGAATCTCTAGTTTAGACATTTCTTACAGAAGTAATATTAATTTAAGATATGAAATTGATTGCTCTGGCGTTAATGACTTTATTTCTGGCCCAGTTCGTGCAGATTTATCTGTTGGTTTCTACGGAAATACGCATGATCCATTTCTTCAGTATACAGGAAATAAATTATTCTCTGGCTCTATACAGTATGGAGATAGATATCTAAATTTTTATAGTGGAGCACTAAATAGATATAGTTTGAGATATGAATACGGCAGCCCAATAAGCATAGGCGCAAATTGCACCGTTTATGGAGATATGGCTAGCCTTAATAATACTGGTAATTATACTCTAATTAAAAACTCTGGACTTTTGCCCATCTATAATTTTAATTATTTAGACGTTAATTTTAATAATAACTTTAGTAAGAATGACGTTAGGTCCTTGGAGCTGGTAATCTCTACGGATAGAAATGATATATATCAAATTGGGGAATATTTGCCAACGGATATTCAGCTGGTTTATCCTGTTTTATTAGGACTAAATTTTAGTTTTAAATTAGATGAATTTGATTTTGAAGATATAAGAAAAAACATAAAAACTGCAGACTATAACTCTTTAAGTTTAAGATTAAGAGATTTCTCTTCAACTGCAATAAAAAACGTTTTTACATTTAATAATTTTATTTTAGATAACCAGTCTACAAGTCTAGATTCTTATGAAGACGGCATGGGCACATTAGGATTTGTAGGATTAATCTTATCTGGTAATAATTAATCTGTAAATATATTAAACATTTTCTCTCTCTCTTTAATCAGGGCATCGTAATCGAACTTGAAGCGATTTAAGAGATGAATTTGTTCTGTAAGTCGTGTCGTGTCATGTTTTTGAAAAGGCAGAACAGAAAGATTGTATTTTTCTTCTTTATAAAAAGGGATTAGTTTACACATTGGTGTACCACCTGGAATTATTAATCTACCTTCTTGCATATAAACTATCATATTCACGATAACGTGATTGATATAGACTGGATCGTATACGCCGGGAGTTATTGAAAAATTAGTTTGATCACTATAATAACTTGGTAACATATAAAAAGCTACGCCTCGGGGAGCTTTAACCTTCCACGGGAAACTCAGTTTAATAATTAAAGGATATATTTTACCTTTATCGAAAATCTCTGGGAACTGAGAATGGTGATGATGAGATATTGTGGCAAATTGTCTTAATTCAGGAGAGCCTTCCAAACCTCGACCAAAGCCAAAATTTAATTCTTTTGAACTTTGAGGATGCGATCTAGGTAAATCTATAAAAAAATCTGACCACATTCTTATTGTAATGCCTGAGTTAACTAAATCTTTTATTCCTGGGCATCGAACTACGTCTCCAACAGATGGATGAGATTTAAATGGACATTTTGCAACTTCTAATTGAGTTTTATAAGCCTTTGCCCTTTCTTTGTACCAGTTTGGTAAGGGTAGCTTTGAAGATTCTATCGGTGGATATAAGACATTTGGATCTAAATGTTCGACCAAACATTGAAATTCTATTTTTTTATTTTTTTTAAAAAGATTAAAGATTCTTTTCATTTTTTACTTTTTTTTATCCTTTCTACTAATTCAAAGATTTTTAATTTTGGAATATCAGTAATTGAGTTAATTTTTTCTGATCCATCAAAATTTTCTTTAATTAATTTATTTTTAAGTTGCCCAAAAGATATATTTTTATCTTTCATTACTTTCTCTAATAAAGAATATGGAGAAGTTGGGTTTTCTGTTGG